TTGGTAAGTTGATGGGGGATTCAGTCATAAAGACCTCCATATTAATCCATTCCTCATAACTCATTTTAGAGGGACGGATAAGTCCGTAGAGAACTCCGTCAATCTCCAAGTCCAAATCAAGTTCGGTGAGGTCTTCACTCTGAGCATATTCACCCAAGAGCATATTCGCAACGAACTTCACATCACTCATAGGTGCTTGAAGAATTTCCTCGATTGGGATACCTGTTAAGATGTGTATCAATTCATAATCCTTGAGGTCGGGGTTTTCCTTCAGTGCAAGGTATTGTTCGATTGTGAGGGATTTTACCTCAAATGACTTATTGTCTAATAGAACCTTCATATTCGCTAATTAAAAAATCAATCGCTTTGGGAAGCGATACATTGTGTTTATCTGCAACTCCTCGAAGTCTTTCGTAGGTTTGCGTTTTCATAAAAATCTGTGAGTAGTTGTAGGTGTATATTTTATCACCCCTTTTTCTTTGGACTTGAGCCATTACCTGAATGAATATTTTGCTTTGGGTTTATCTATGAACTCCATCACAATATAGCGCAATGGGTCGAGTAAGTGGTCGCTACCTTCAGGGACGTTTGTTAGTCTTCCCTGTCGGTCTCTTTTGAATTTATAGGATTGAAATTCTTTGATGAGGTTTGTGGAGAATTCGCTGACAAAAACCTTGAAGGTTCTCAACTTCTGAATCCCGTAGAGGACAGACCCGTCACCCTTCTTCACCCCTCTGACTCTAAACCCTCCTCGTCTTAATTCTTCGATTGACTTGGGTTCAGACGAATCACAAACTATCTCATAGTTTTTGTCTATACCAAGTTCTCTTAATCTGAACATCAGGTCTTGGTTTGTCAATCCAACCTCATACAGAAGTTCTGTTGCGTAGATATTCGATTCTCCATCTACATCAACTCTAATGACTCCACACTCATCTGATGCATAACCAAAGTCAATCCCGATGTATGTCCCCTTTATATTTTTGGGTTCTCCTGAAAAGGTTTGGGGTTGTTGGTAAATCTTCTCTCGTGGGGGAACCAATTTACCCTCTGAATAGATTTGCCAGAGTTCGTAGTCAATCTCTTTGAGTTCTTGGATTGAACGAATAATCTCTTTATCCAAAAACGGGTTGTCCCTCCACGAGGAAATGTAGAGTTTTGAATTCTCCTTTTTCTCGTAGTCAAAACCCCACCACGACTCCTCCACTTCAGGGTTGTAGCAGCACACAATAAATCTCTCACATCTGATGTCGAGTTGAACGAATGAGTTTCGGTCTATGGTATTAACCTCATCGACCATTACGATGCTGTGTTTGAGACCTCGTAGTCTTCCTGTGGTGTCATCAAGACCCACGAACCTTATAATGGATTGGTTGGGAAAGGTATAGGTCATATCGACCTTGTTTAGGACACCATCGTCCCATATACCCATTTGACCCATAATATCTTTGAAATCCACGAGGATTGTGTTCTTGATGGACACTTGGGTCGCTCGAGCAATTGTAATCGAAATTTGGGGTTCTTTGTATGCTTGAATAATCAGGTATTGTAGTGCTGAAATTGTCTTGGAACTTCTTGAACTACCACGCAGAAAAATGTATCTGCTCCCTGACTCTACCCCCTCGTTAATGTCTTGAAATATCTTTGTTGCTTGAATCCTCATTATGATTCTCCCTGCTCCTGCTCCTCCCCCTCTTCACTTTTGGGAAGCACAATATCAACTATGATTTTGTTATCGGGGGTTATACTCTGACCTTGAGTCGTGATGTCGATGCTCTTTTCTGTTTTCCAATCCTGACGATACACGTTTTCCATATAGTATTTCCAAAAAGTGGAATTGAGTTTCTGAGACTTTTCTTCTTCGAATGCTTCCAAACCCTTATCCACCCACCATTGTTGGGAAAGTTCCATAGCGAGTTTTATAGTGTCCGAAAATTCTTTGTCTCTATCCATCAATTTATACATCGTATCTCGTGAGATTTTGAGGTAGTTTGCAAAGTGCAATTTGTTTCTACCTCTCTCTCCGAGCGTAAGTATGTCTTGTTTCCAAGTAGAAGGGATTTTACCACGCTTAACCAAGTAATCAAGCGTGGTGTATTTTGGTCTCCCTACAGGTTGTTTTTCCATATCAATAAATACCTAAATACTGACGAATGGGGTAGTGTTGAATCTCAATCGTAGGATTTCAACTTCTTCGTTTGTCATTTCCGTGTAGATGTTTTCAAAGAACTCTTTGGATTTTGTTCTAAATCCTTTATCAAACACATAGGGTGCTTGTTCTACTTCAGAGAAGTCTCTAATGACAATAGCGTCGAATTCTTTTTGTCTGATGTCTTTGATTTGAAGGAACTCGTAGTTCTTCCTTCTATACCATTTTCCTATTTCCATTTTAATTTGATAGTGTTATTACGATTGTTATTCCCCCTGATTGATTGACAAAAATATCGCTGATATGTTCTCTCAAATCGATTACTTGGGTGTAGTCGATTTTTGTAGAACACAATACTTTTGATTCGGAAACTACTCTTAAAATATTGAAATTTTTAATATCTTGGTTTCTGTCTCTGTGTGCGATTTTGAATGAATCAGATTCAGGATTCCATCTATCACCTTTGCGTATTCTTCGGATATGTTCTGCTGAAACTTGGAAGAGTTCTGCTATTTGTGAATTTGATAGAGTTGTGTTTTCGAAGAGACCTCTAATCTCTTCTACTTGCGCTTCATTGAGTTTGTATGCTCCGTTCATAATGAAATTGTTTTTTCTTCACCACAATCGCAATCAGCAAGTTCGTTGTCGATTTTGATTATGACTTTTTTTAGTTCGTTCAAATATTGCTCGAGTTGCTCATCTTTTCCCGTGAAGACAGGGAACCCTACCTTGTAGTGAGATTTTGTCTCCTGACCTCCGTAAATCATCTTAACAGAGATTTTCTTGAGGATTTTGAACGGGGTTGTCTTTTGGTCTTCCAACACTCTAATTTCGTAGGTGATGTCGGGGAAGATGAAGTGCTTCTCCAAGTCCTTATTTGAAAGATTTATTCCCCAAAAGATTACTCCAGTCCCGACGGGTGTTCCGTCTGAATTGAGTTGGTTGTAGAACGCTAATCGCTTCTTTTCTACTTTGAGGTATTTGTAGATGTGCTCTGTTGAGAAGGTTTGAATTTTCTCCCATATCTCCATATACGAAACCTCTGAACGTAGGTTCTGAAGAAGTAGGGTCTCCATGACTACTCTTAACACTCCATCTACCCCTCCGTCGTGATTGATGTAAGCACCCATCTCGAACTTATTGTTGTGGTAAAATTTTAGAACTGCTTTGCTCATTTTGGTTGGTTTTCTATTGTAAATATAAAAAATTCCAAAAAAAACTATAGAGATTATAGTTTGTAAATCTGCTCTGCGACCTAGGAATTGATACACCAACCAAGGTTGAGGTTTTTAGTTGTTGGTTTTTTCTTTTGGTGTTTTGAATCCTGCTGTAATCGCTGCTTGGTTCAATCGTTTCACTAAACGTTCTGTCCGTTCGTTGAGTTGCTTCAGTTCTTTTTTTGTCATTTTAGATTGAGGTTTTTAATTAGGATTTGAAGATACTACTTAAAGAGTTGATAATAACATTTACATCGGTGTCTTCGTAGATAGGTTGAGACATCTTACCATTTTCAGTCCAGTAGGTCAATACCTGCTCGGTGCGTTCCCATTTAGTATTGGGGTTGATTTTGATTGTTTCAATCTTGAAGTCGTAGTTCATTTTGTTTCGTGTTATTTTAGTGGGTCAAAGATACTACAGAGATTTCAATTCCACAAACTCAAATTCGTCTTTGATGTTTTTGGTCTTGAGGAGTTCTACGCAATGCTCGAGTTTCTCGATGTCGTCCCAAAAAGCATTACCATGTTGGAACTCGATGTTAGCAAGCGTGGTTTGGATTCGGTCTTGAATAGTCATTTTGTTTTTGTTGTTTTTAATTACACAACAAATATAGGAACAAAAATCTATTCCACCAAATAGTCCTAAAAAAAATTTTACCTGATTAGATAGAAGTCCACGATAATTTCGAGTTCGGTGTCTTCTATGTTTTCAATTACAATAACAAAATCTTCTCCTTGAGGTGAAGTCAGGAAGATTCTTTCTGCGTAGTGGTCTGTATCTTCGTTGTAATCTACATTCCAGTCTTCGGTGATGGTATAACCGAATTTTTTCATTACATCACCTGCAAGGAAAAATAAGAATTCTTCTGCAGAGGAAAAATCATATACATACCGAAGTTGGTCGGTTGTAATCATTTCCATTATTTTTTGTGGTTTTGAACGTGTTTTGCTTCAGCGTATAAACTCGGTCTCTCTTCGTTGGTATTTGGTCTTTTACCCAAAATTTCGTTGATGAAGTTATCTATGATGACCATTTCTGAACCACTCATTCTTGCCCAACCATTTGCTACCAATCTCATTTCTACCTTCTGTAGAGGTGTTTGACGACAATTACACATTACAATACTCCTTTATCTTTTCTTTGTTCTTGAACTCTTTTATGTGTCCCCCAAATCACTTCGTCCAAAAAATAACAGAGTTCGTATTCTTCTTGCTCTTTTAATTCTTTGACCCTTAATTCAAGGTTCGACATACTCTGTGAAATAATAACCCCTAATTTCTCTTGCGTCAATATCGACCGAAGTTCGCATTCTCTCCAAAATAATTCCACAGCCCCATTTATTAGTTCTCTACGATGTTCAGGGGGAAGTATAAATAAATCCCTATGGTCTATCTGATACTGATTTTTCACTTTTTTGAGGTTGGGACTTCCTCTGCTTCATTTCGTTGCGGAGGGTATTTATCTCTCTTGTGAGTTTGGAAACCAACCGCTCGTATTCGTCAATCTTTTCCTTGAGTTCTCTAATTTCAATCTTGAGGTCGTCTATAACATCGGAATAGACTGCGAGAATCTCCTTGACGTTCTCTATGACAATTTTATCTGTCTCTGCTTGTGTTCTTCTGTTTCCGACAAAATAACCCACAATAGACGAAGCAAAGGTCAATACTGCGGTCAAAACCATATTGTAATCCATCTCTATAAATACCTCTATTTTTTCTTTTTGTATGGTGGTAGGTCTTCGGGTAAGTATCCCGTGTGTTTTTTGTGTTTTGCTCTATACCACTCCTCAGCACTTTCGTATTCGTAGAATCCAATTAAAGTCAAAATGTGTTTGATGGATTCTTGCTCGTTTTCTTTTTGGGTCTGACGGGTTTGCTTTGCTCGACAAGAAGAACAAATTAGACAATTCCCGTAGGGGTCTGTATATTGAACGCAACCACGAAATTTAGGTTTCTCCAACCAACGTTCACAACGCACGCACTCATACTCCCACTCTCCGTCTTCTCCGACCCGTTTGCGTCTAATATTGAAATCTGTCATAAGATAAAGGGGGTGAAGGGGAAAAAAAGAAATCCGAACCTCGATATGAAAGTTCTTGTTGATGGGAGCAACAAACAACAAGAAAACCCCAACACCCCCGTATGAATAAATATAAACAACAATAGAAATATCTAAATCCCGTTGAAAACGTCAATAGTATCAGAGTCGGATTGTTTCGGTTGTTTGTTGTTGAATCCCTTCCCGATTTGGTAGGTTTTGTTCGATTTGGTTTTTTTTCCATTTACGGGACTTTCTCCGAGTTCCGTGAGTAAGTCCTCATAGAACGTCCGAAGTGTCGGGAAACGTGTCCAAAACGGGTCGTTTGGGTCTGATTTGATATCGACAATAAGTTGGTGGAGATGGGGAAGGGTTAAGGTCGTCAAATCGAGGGTGAGTGCTTCCTTGAATTTCGTGTAGTCTGCGGTGCTCATAATCAGACCTTCGGTGAATCCCTTGATGGATATTTCTCGTTTGTCCGTGTAGCGAACCAATATCCCGTTGGAAGTTTTTACACTTCGGTTCTTAATCCACTTTGGGTATTCGTATTTGGGTTTCTTAATCTTGACCTGCTCGACCCCTACCACTCTACCACGCTCGTCTGTAATTTTCTTGTCGAGAATTAGACTCTCGTCCAATAGTTCCTTGGAGAGGATTTTGAAATACTCCTCGGGATTCAACAGAGAGTCTGAATCAACCTTGTCCCAAACCCAATGATTTTGATTTTCTTCCAAGAAATTACAGAGTGAGTAAAAGATTTTATCCTCACGAGTTCCGTAATCGTGATTCTTGTTGAAGTAAGGGAGAACCTGCTTCCAAAGTTCTCTCATCATACTTTCTCCGTGTGCTTCAAATGCTCCGATGTTTGCTTCCATTTTTTTTTAGATTTTAATTCCTTTACGTTTCATTTCTTCTTCAAAGATACGAATTTTATCCTGATTCGTCAAAACAGGTTTTGGTTTGGGTCTCCTTGAGATTTGTTTAATCGTCTTCCATTCCCATACCTTATCCTCCAAAAAATAGTGAAGTGATTTTTTCTCCGCTTGGTTTTCCTTGAGGTAAATCTCATAGAACGGGAGAGAGTTCTTTGCGTCAAGTTTTTCCTTGTCAGTCATCTTTTCCCATCGTTGGAATCCCCAACCCAAGTGAGCATCCTCGTCTTTGTATTCTTCAACAAAAGATAAAAAATCGGAGGGGTGGAAGTGGTTTCCACCATATACTCCCTCTACTCTACTCTCTTTTATATCTTCTTTTATATCTACTCTTATATTGGTGGAAATGGTTTCCGCTTGGGTGGAAGTAGTTTCCATAGGGGTGGAAGTAGTTTCCATAGGGGTGGAAATCATTTCCATAGGGGTGGAAGTATTTTCCACCCCATCTGAAATCTCACAAGAAGGTGGAAGGTCAATGTAAAGTGGAGTCTTCAAGAGTTTGATGATTCTTCCATTTGAGGAATATGTCAATTCAACATATCCCTCTTTAACGAATTTGCTCAAGATAGTTCGTATTGTTCTATCACTACAACAACATTTTTTTGCTGCATAGTCATTAGCGAAACAAATCCTCTGTTTGTTCTCGTGGAGAGAAACAATCAACGACATCAACGCATTTTCAGTCAGAGTAAATTCAACGAAATTGTAAAGTTTGATGTATGGTTGTGTTTTCATTTCTCGATTTCAATGTGAGACCAACGTGCGTTTTTATCCATAGGGTCTTTCATTCCCAACCAAATCTTTCCAATCTGACCTCTTGAGACCATATACTTGTTTGCGATTTCTTGTTGAGTGTAGTCTCCTGTCTCCAAGAGGATTTTAATTTTACGAACTTGATTTGGGGTTAGTTTGATTCGTGGCATTATTTCTCGATTTTGTATTTGAAGTTTATGTTGCGTTCTGTTTGGAGGTCATTTTTCCATTCAATGTCCTTCGCACAAATATAATCTTTAGCCGACATATTTGACGACCATAGAATATGGGATTGTTTTTTTGTTTTCATTTTGCTCCTATCTTTCCTAATAAATATAACACAAATCGAAAAAAGTCAATTTGTAGGAACAAATTTTTTTACTATCTTTGAGCCTATGGAAAACAAACGACCACTAAAAAGAAGTCTCACCCTCCCTATAGAGGACGGATACTTGAGTGTTTTTGTATGGGGATATATCCTCGACCCCTTCAACGAATACTACGAAGTTCAGGTTTTTACCGAGGGGAAGTGGGAGCAGAAGATTTTCTACACCCCAAAGAAGGTTATTTCTTTTTTTCGTCTTTACCGAAAGGTTGTCTCATCGCTTCCCTCATCTGTTCTGCGTGTTCTTGACAAATCTGCTGACGAAGTGCTACTTGAGGTATTGAACGGGACAACCTTCCAGTCGAGCACCGAACCACATATCCAATAAGGGATTCTCCTCTGCGGTAAGTTGGTAATAAGTCATTCATTCGATTCTACCCTGTTTTTCTTTGATTTGCGGGACTTTCTCCCCCTCGTTAATACCAACACATATTATTATAAGAGAACCTTCGTCCTTGACCTAAAACGAGACCTCCTCCACGGAACTTGTTTTTCGCAGATGCAGGTTGTTCTCCGTTGTAGGAAACGTATTGGTATTGAGGGAAAAATTGTTGATTCCACCATAACCAATCTCTACAACGCTCCGACCAATAGGTTGCGTAGTCTTCCATCTCGTTCTTCAAAGTCTTGTAGAGTGAGAGGTCAGCACTTGAAGCGAATTCTGCGGTTTCTTGGGACAATCCCTTGTTTGCATATTTTGCTAACAGATTCGTGGTGAGGTATTTCGCAGTCCAAAACAACACAACATTCTGAAGGTAGGTATCCATCAGGTATTTGTAGTTCGAGTATTGAGGGAGATTCATCTGATTATTGACAATCAAGTCGTTGATGAAGTTGTAGAGTTTGTCTCCCAACAAATCTCTTGCGTTGATAAAGTGTGCTTGTTGAAGAGCAGGTTGAATATTTCCACTCAACAACGAGTATTCTACAGGGAGGTTATTTCGAACATAACTCTCGTCAATCCAATAAATCATCATTTTAGGTTATACGAATTAAACTTGTTGATTATTTTGACAGGTTGATTGAACTTCAATGCGAGAAGTTGCTCAAGTCCCTGATTAAACTTTTTCAGTTGAGGTTTGATTACGAACTCCATCATATGTGCTGTAGCAACCTGCAACTCGTCTGCGTTCTGTGAGAACGGATTTGAACTGAACGAATGGATTCCGATAAGAAGGGGTGAAGAAATCTTAAACGCAGAAAGAATACTCTGTGTAGCCATCTGCAAAACCTCTAAATAATATCCATCGTTTCCGTTGTTATTGATGGTTTCAATAATCGGTCTCTCGTCAGCACTATTGGAGAAAGACAACATCAATTTGCTTCCAGTCTTCCCCATATAAGATTGAAGTAGGTCGTTGTAGATTTCCTCCTTTTCTTCAGGGGTAGGGTCTCCAACGAGTGCTACAGACAAACTCGGCATAAGGTTGGTTGCGAGATTCCGTTTGTGGAAGTCAAAGATTTCTGCTTCCAAAACAATCGCATTTATACCCGATTGATAAATTGTCATCGGATAGTAATTGTTCTCACTCGGCATATAGTTTCTCCAATAATACAACTGACGACCTCTATTTGCATTCAAGTCCAATCCGTGGAACTTTGTAATCTTGGGGTTTCTGTAGATTTTGCTACCCCACTGCTCGGAATAATAATACCAATCAACCTCCTCATCGTGGTCGTCATCGGTTTTCTTACCGACTCTGATGTTCTGTAGTGGGAGGTGATAAACAGATTCAATAGCGGACAAATCTCGAGTTGGGATTACCTCCGCACTAAACCCGTTGAACGTCCAAAAGTCGTAGAGTGCTTTGT